AAGTACTTTGCCCCTAGACTGTACTCCGCGCAGTATAGAGCGGTTACTGGAAGGGACTACGAATCGATTATACAATCAATTTACCCAAACACAGAAAGTGTTTCTGTAGTTGGTGGAGAAGAACTAGATCCACCACAATTTGGAACGGTCTTTATTACCATTAAACCAAAAAATGGAGAATTTGTATCTGATTTTGATAAACAACAAATTCTTTCAAATTTAAAAAATTATTCTCTGACAGGAATTAATCAGAAAATACTTGATTTGAAGTTATTGTATGTTGAATTAGATTCTTCAATTTATTATAACTCATCACAAGTTACTAATGTTAATGATTTGAAAACCAAAGTTGTTGATGGTTTAAAAGTGTATGGAGAATCTAGAGATATTAACAAGTTTGGTGGCAGATTTAAGTATAGTAAAGTTTTAGGTGTGATTGATGGTATTGATACTGCAATAACATCTAACATTACAAAAGTTAGAATTAGAAGAAACTTAAAGGCACTAACAAATCAGTTTGCTCAGTATGAATTATGTTATGGAAACAGATTCCATGTGAATCCGAAAGGAATGAATATCAAGAGCACTGGATTTAAAATTTCTGGTTCATCTCAGACAGTATATTTTACAGATACTCCAAATGCTGATGGTTTGACTGGTGTTATCTCTGTAGTTAGAAAAGATTTGGAAAATGATAAAAATGTAGTCGTTGTCAAATCTGCAGGAACAGTTGATTATATAAAAGGTGAGATAATAATAGGAACTATAAACATTACCTCAACCAATAAACCAAACAATATCATTGAAATTCAGGCTTTCCCAGAATCAAATGATGTTATTGGATTAAATGATCTTTATTTGAATTTTGACATTTCGAATAGTTCAATAAATATGATAAAAGATACTATTACTTCTGGTGAGCAGATATCTGGAGTTGGATTTAAGGTTACTTCAAGCTATACAAACGGAGAATTAACAAGAGGATAATATGATAACAACGGGTTTTGAGACTAGAGTTAAAGTACAGCAGATTATTGAAAATCAACTACCTGAGTTTATATTATCTGAAAGTCCAAAGGCAGTTGATTTTTTAAAGCAATATTATATTTCTCAGGAATATCAGAGTGGACCTGTAGATATTAGTGAAAATTTAGATCAATATTTAAAATTAGATAATCTAACTCCAGATGTAGTAGTTGGATTTACAGAACTACAAAGTCAAATAACCGAAACCGATGACACCATAAGTGTAAATTCCACAAAGGGATTCCCTACACAATATGGATTATTAAAGATTGATAATGAAATTATCACATATACTGGAATAACTCCGAATAGTTTTACTGGTTGTGTTCGTGGATTTAGTGGTATTACATCATATAGATCCGATTCAAATCAAAATGAATTAGAATTTTCTTCTACATCTAGCGCAAGTCACGAGTCAAACTCTAGAGTAGAAAATTTAAGTTCTCTATTTTTAAAAGAATTTTATAAAAAACTAAAATATTCACTAACTCCTGGGTTAGAGAATGTTGATTTTGTATCAAACCTAAATGTTGGCAACTTTATAAAAGAATCTAGAAGTTTCTATGAATCAAAAGGAACAGAAGAGTCCTTTAGAATTCTTTTTAATGTTTTATATGGCGTAACGCCAAAGATTGTTGATTTAGAAGGATTCTTATTAAAACCATCCTCAGCAAACTTCTTAAGAAGAGAAGTTGTAATTATAGAACCAATTTCTGGGGATCCAAATAAATTAGTTGGACAAACTATAGTAAGATCAAAAGATCTCAATACAAATGGTTCTGTTTCAGAAGTTGAGATATTCACAAGAAACAGACAGGTTGGTTACGCTCAAACTTATTATAAGGTTGGTCTATTCGTTGGATTTAGTGACGATGATCTTATTAATGGAACTTTTACAATTACGCCAAATACTAAAAATTTAAAAACAGTTTCTACTGGTTCGTCTATCATCACAGTAGATTCAACTGTTGGATTTGCACAAACAGGAACTTTACTAGCAAATAATAATGTAATTACATATTCCAGTAAAAATATCAATCAATTCTTTGGTTGTCTTGGGATTGAAAATGAAATACCTGTAGCATCAGACGTATTTTCGGATGATATCTATTTTGGATATGAAAATGGTGATACTTCAAAGAAGGTAGAATTTAAAATTACTGGATCTCTGTCATCTTTTGAAACTAAGTCCGACATTTCTTCTGCAATTGAAGGAGAAGAAATCTTTGTAAGAAATGTTGGTGAAAAAATATTAGATGGTGATGGATTTAAAGAAAAGTTCTTTAATTCTTGGATTTACAATACCAGCTCAAGATTTGCCATTGATTCTGCACAAACAGCATCAACATACACTCTAAAAGGAAGACCAAATAAAACTTCATTAAAAGTTGGTGATACTGTTGAGATAGTAGGATCAAAAACACAAACACCAATTTTTAGTGGTGCAACAGTCAGTAGTATTAACTATACAAATAAGCAAGTTACTTTAGATAATCTTGGTGGATTTGATTTATCTACATTAAGTGGATATTATGATTTAAGAAGAGTCGTAAAGACAGCATCTAGTTTAAATGCAAATATTGAGTTTGGGAACGATTTAGTATTATCGGATATACAAAATACCTATAATGATAATGATGAATTTTATTATGTTGCATCAAATTCACTGCCATCATACCAAATAACAGAGGAATTAGTTTCTGAGCAGATTGATACGGCGGAAGCAAACATTACTCTTCAAGGATATAATAGTAATACATCAAAATATTCGATAATTTCCTTTAACTCAAATGTAAATTTACTAACTGGTGATGAAGTTTATTACCAACCAGAGTTAGCGCCATTATTTGGTATTGAAGAAGGAATTTACTATGTTAAAGTTGTAGGTGGTGGAAATCAAATTAGACTCTATTCATCAAGGTCTTTCATTGATATTGATGATTACCTAGAATTTGGAGTGCCAATATCGAATTCTGGATATCACAGATTTACTTTATCTTCAGATAGAAATTTATCGATTGAACCACAAAGTGCTCTTAGAAAGTTCCCTTCAGAAAAAAATCTATTAGATTCTGGAATTGATGAGACTGAAGTTGGACCAATCGGTATGATGGTTAATGGTGTTGAGATATTTAATTATAAATCAGATAATAAAATATACTATGGACCGCTTAATAAAGTAACAGTCTTTAATTCTGGTTCAAATTACGATGTTATCAATCCACCAACTATAGAGGTATCTACACCATCTGCTGGCACAACTGCATATATTCAACCTGTTGTTTCTGGATCCGTTAAATCGGTAGTTGTAGATCCATCCGATTTTGATATATCGAATGTAATATCAATCTCTATTACTGGTGGAAACGGTAATGGTGCAGTTTTAGAGCCAGTCTTAAGAAAAAGATATAGAGAAGTTTCTTTCAGTGGAAATGATATTTCTTCATCTGGTGGTGGTATTGATTCAACTAATGAGACGATTACGTTTTTATCTAATCACAACTTTAAAAATGGTGAAAAAATTGTATATAATAAAAATGGAAATTCTGAAATTGGCATTGGAACTTTTGGTGCATCCAACACAGATCAAGGAAGAACTTTAATTAATGGATCTGCATATTTTGCAGAAATTGTTAATAGTACAACTATCAAGTTATACCAATCAGAGACAGATTATTATTCTGGAATAAACACAGTTGGATTTACAACCATAGCGAATAGTGGTATTCACAAGTTTAGAGTCTTTAATGGTAAAAATAATATATCTCAGATAAAAGTTCTAAATTCTGGATCTGGATATACAAATAGAAAATTAAATGTTAATTCTTCAGGAATTTCTACTTCAGAGAATTTAGTAACATTTAAAAATCATAATTTCAAGAGTGGAGAGCTTGTAAATTATTCTTCAGATGGAACTGTAATTACTGGTCTATCGACATCAAATCAATATTATATTCTAAAAGAAAATAATGATAGTTTTAGATTAGCTAACGCTGGTGTTGGCGGCACTATAAGTTCTAATTACATTAGTAAAAATTACGTCAAATTTGAATCACCTGGAACTGGATATCACACATTTTCTTATCCAGATATATCTTTAAATATCAATGTTTCTTATGGAAGTAGTATTGTTGGTGTAATAACGGCAACTCCAGTTATTAGAGGAGAGATTATAGATGCATATTTGTACGATTCTGGAACTGGATATGGATCTACTGTATTAAATCTCCACAAGAAACCAGCAATAACAGTAAAGAATGGAAAGAGTGCAGAATTAAGACCTTTAATTACTGCAGGATCCATCGAAAGAGTTTCTATTCTAGCTAGAGGAACGGAATATAACGCTGCTCCAGATCTAATTGTTAGTGGTAATGGAACCGGTGCTGTATTAAGAGCGGTTGTTTCTAACGGATCAATTACGGATGTTGTAGTCATAAACTCCGGATCTGGTTATACAGATAACACATATATCTCCGTGGTTTCTCCAGGATCGGGAGCGGTTCTTGATGTCAATGTTAGACCTTTAACTGTCAATAATCATTCTAGATTTGGTGATGAAATATTAAATCCATCTGGTAGTGGCCTTCAATATGGTTTAGTTGGTTATTCAACTCAGATTGGAAATTCAATTTTAATTGATGATGGAAGCAAACACTCTCCAATAGTTGGATGGGCATATGACGGAAATCCAATTTATGGTCCATATGGATACTCAAATCCAGAAAATATAAATTCAGATCCAGTTCTAATTCGTACTGGATATGAGTTGCTACCATCAAGAGTAATTAATAGACCTCCTTCTTTTGATTTTGGTTTCTTTGTTGAGGATTACTCATACACTTCAACTGGAAATTTAGATGATCATAATGGAAGATATTGCAAAACTCCAGAGTTTCCAAATGGAGTTTATGCATACTTCTGTGGAATTACAACGAATTCATTCACAAATAGTTTGGTTCCTAGTTTCCCATACTTTATTGGTAACACATTTAAGAGTAAGTATATTGCAGAGAACAAAAAACTAAACCAATCATTTGACTTTGGATCTTCAAATTTGATGAGAAACACATATCCTTATAGTGTTTCTGAGCAAGATATCAATAATGATTTTATTCCAGAGTCATATGAGATAGTAAGTCAAAGAACTAGAATTGACTCCGTTACCCAAGGTTCTGTAGATTCATTAAATGTTATTTCATCTGGAGAAGACTATAAGATAGGTGATATTGCTAACTTTAATGATGATGAAACTGGAGGCGGTGGATTAACAGCATCAGTTTCATCTTTGGAAGGAAAAAATATTATAAACTTAGTTACCGAAACAGAAACTTATGAAGACGTTGTAGTTGTTTGGAAAAATAAAAATCAACTTGAGATTAAAACAACCTCAAATCATACACTAGTAGATGGGGAAAATATAGCAATAACTGGTCTTTCAACTTTTGTTCCTGGTTTATCTAAAACACATAAAATTGGAGTAACAACAGATACCACTTATCTAATAAAAGAAGTTTCTTCAAATGCAATTTCTGGAGTGGTAACTGATATCTATGTTTCCAGAAACTTAAACAATATATCTGTTGGATCTACTATTGGTATTGGAACAGAAGTTCTATCCGTTTTGAATATATTTGATCAAGAAAAAGTTTTAAGGGTAAAGAGAGGTGTAACAGGAGCAGCTCATACAATATCAACAGCAGTCTTTTCAAAACCATCAGAATTTACTATTAATTTACCTTCAAATTATTTTGATTCTAAAGTTAATGATAAAATTTATTTCAATCCAGTAAATTCTGTTGGAATTGGATCTACGACTGGAGCTGGTTCCCAAATCAATTATTTCATCGGTGATGTTGCTAAGGTTGTATCAGTACCAACACAAAGCATTTACATACCAAACCATCCATTTAAGACAAACCAACAAGTAACTTTCTATACAAATGGTGCGAGTACTATTTCTGTTGGAGCAACTTCTTTAGCAACCCCATTTGCTTTACCAGTTAGTGGAACCTCTCAGACATTGTATGTAATCAACAAGTCAAAAGATTACATTGGTTTGACAACTTTAGTTGGTTTGACAACAAATACTGATGGACTATTCTTCTTTAGTAATGGCAGCAATAGTTACGAATATTATCTTGAAACAAATTATAATCAGTTGACAGCAAAGGTAGAGAAGATAAACACCACAGTATCTCTTTCTACAGATCATCAATTAAAGAAAAATGATAAGATAAGATTTAATATTACTCCTTCAGAAATTGTTGGTATTGGAACTTCAACACATGTAAGAGTAAAATATAATTCATCTATAGAAAGGGTACTAGTAGATACTGTAGGATTTGGATCCGAATCAATAAATGCAGATTCAAACAAAATTAATATAACAAATCATGGATATTTGACTGGAGATATTTTATTCTACGATTCTAGTGATTTAATATCTTCTGGATTGAGTACAGGTAGATACTATGTTTATAGAGTTGATGAAAATAATATACAATTAGTTACTACAGAGTATAATCTAAAATTAGATCCACCTTCTGTTGTTAGTATTGCAAGTACTGGAGGATCTGGTCAGGAATTAAGTTACATTAGTCCAAGAATTGAATGTGTAAAGGGAAATAGTTTAAAATTCGATCTCTCAGATTCTTCTCTAAATGGGTTTGAATTCAAAATTTATACAAATAATACTTTCTCTAGTGAATTTGTGTCTATTGGAGAAACATCCAATTTTACAATTTCTGGAGTTGGAACTGTAGGTGTTTCCTCTGAAGCACACTTAACTTTGAATTATAGTTCTTCAATACCATCCACATTATTCTACAATGTAGAAAAATCTGGTTATATTAGCACATCAGATAAGACTGTTAAGAACGATTCTTCAATACATTTTGTTGATAGTAGGTATGGTGGTGTTGATTATCCAATTACCAGCGTTGGATCAACGACTTTCACTGTTTCTTTAGCAAGAAATCCAGAGAAAAGAAATTATGACCAAACTAATTGCAGTAATTTAAAATATACCACAACCTCATTGAATGAAAAAGGTGGTGTTCATAAACTATCCATTCTTTCTGGTGGTGTTGATTATAAGAAGACCCCATCATTTGTGGATATTACTTCTATTGATGGAAAAAATGCATCAATTTCTCCAAATTCCAATACTATTGGAAGAATTAAAAATACTACAATATTAGATCAGGGATTTAGTTATTCTTCAGATTCCACTTTGAGACCAGAAGCATATATTTCTCCACAAATAAAAATTAAAAATTCTAGTGAAATTTCCTCAGTATTTGTTAGAGATGGTGGTAAAAATCTAACTGCTGCACCACAAATAGTTATAGTTAATTCTGAAACTCGTAAAATTATTGACGAGGGATTATTACAACCAGTTTTAGCAACGGGTTCAATCACTCAGGTTGATATAGTTAGAACTCCTAAAGGATTGCCTTTTGGAAATACTGAACTATTCAGTGTAGATAATACAAATGGTATAGGAATTAACACTATTGCATCATCTTCATCAGGATTAGTTACTTGCTATATTAATACTCCAGTTTTTGGATACACAAATCCACCTTTTGCTGAAGGAGATAGAATTTATGTTGAGGGTATTGAGAATATATCTTCAACTGGAAATGGATTAAATTCGTCAGATAATGGTTTCAATTTCTTTACCGTAACTAAGTATCAGAACACAAATCCAGCAACAGTAGAATTTAATGTATCTGGATTTACCACTAATCCTGGTCTTGCAAAAACAAACCAAGGTTTGTATGCATCAATAATAAATTATGCTAATTATCCAAAATTTGAAGTAACAAATAAGTATTCTTCTTTCTCTGAAGGTGAAAAACTATTAACATTCAATGGTTTTAACTTCGAACTTAGAGATTTGGTTGTAACTGAGTATGGTGATGATTATTTGAAAGTTTATGGATCATATTCATTGCAAAAAGATGAGATTGTTAAAGGTCAATATTCAGGAACACTAGCAACAATTTCTTCTATTAAAGAAAATAAAGGAATATTTAAAATTGACTATTCTCTCCGAAAGGATTATGACTGGTCAAATAATATTGGAAAGTTGAATGTAGATTATCAAGTATTACCAGATAATGACTATTATCAAAATCTTTCTTACAGCATTAAGAGTCCTGTAAGTTATGAGGATCTATCAAATCCAGTAAATAGACTTCTTCATACTTCAGGTTTGAAAAACTTTGCAGATACCGAAATACAAAATTCTGTAAATGTTGGTACTTCCCGTACAGCAACATCTAATTCTGTTATAGTTAGAGATATCTTAGAAGAAAAGAGAGTTGATACAATCAATTTCTATGATAATGTTCTTGATATTGATGTATCTACCGATGGAAAGAAATCAAAATTCTTAAAATTAGAAAATAAAGTTCTTGCAGATTACATTAGATGTGATACTAATAGAGTTGTTAGAATTGATGACTTTAGCCCACAGTTTAGAAACCAAAGTAATATAACAGAAGATTATGTTGATGTTGTTTCATATGACAACACATATTCAGAGTTCTTAATTCAAATAGTAGATCCTGATGGAAATGATAGGCAATTAACGGAGTTGATAGTTCTCAACCAATCTTCAGACTCAATCACTCTAGAAAAAACATCATTACATAGCACAGAGCAAGAAGTAGCAAACATTGAATCATATTTGGACGACTTTGGCAATCTTTCAATAAGAGTTACTCCAGAAGATAAGTTCGATACTGATTATGATATTAAGGTTTTGAATTCATCCTTTAATTCTATTTTGGGTGGAATTGGAACACAATCCGTTGGATTTGTAAATCTAACTGGTGCTAATACTTTAGTTGGATCTGGTCTTACAGAAACTCTTGTTGGATTTGCAACAGATACTACAAATTCCATTCTTGCAAAGTTCCAGGCTTATAATCAATTGACTGGAGACATGGACTATGCAGAATTTGAAATAACTCATGATGGAGAAAATTCATATGTATCAGAAGCTTATTCAAATAATAGAATAGGACCTATATCTGGATTTATTGGAACGTTTGGTATTAATATTGATAGTGGTCTATTATCAATCAAATACACTAACAACTCAACAACAGATACCTTGGTTAGAGGAAAAATTGTTGGATTTGGTACAACATCCGTTGGGACTGGAACATATAGATTTAAAACCAACTCACAACCAGATGGATCTGAAAGAAGCGTTAGATTTGAATCAAATAATTCAATAGCAACATCATCATCGACTATTCTTTCTTTAGACAAGACCATAGTATCATCGGTCAAATCTTTAGTAAGAGTTTCATATGGAGAAACGACTTCTATTCATCAGGTTATGTTGATTCATGACAATATTGATGTTTATACAACACAATATCCATTCTTATCTATTGGTAGTACTTGTGGAATGGGTACTTTCTCTGGAAATTATAGTGGATCTAATGTAAATCTGGTCTTCCACCCAGATTCTGAAATCAGTGGATCATATGAAATTCAAAGTTTAGATAAAATTTTCTATAGTGAAACTGATACTATTAATGTTCCTCCAGATTTAAATTATGGACCAGTTACAGAAGATGTTGAACTAGCATTCTATAACTCAAGAAATGGTGATAGATCAAATAAATTAGATTTTGAATTAAATTATGAGGGAACTCCAATTTTTGCAAAGAGATTCAATCCATCAGACTCAAATGTTTTAAATCTTACAACTGGAACATTTACAATAAAAGATCATTTCTTTAGCACTGGTGAAAGATTAAATTATACACCAGATAGTAGCGTTATTGGAGTTGGATTTACTAGTGTTGGTATTGGTTCAACTGCGACAGAAATTTCTGGCGGTGTTGGAATAGGTACAACCGATGTTTTACCACCATCTGTATATGCAATCAAGGTAACAAATGATGAGTTTAGATTAGCAACCACACCACAATATGCAGCTGCAGGAATAGGAGTAACTTTCACATCTGTAGGAACTGGTAATTATCACCAGTTGGAAATGCATAAGAGAATTGAAAAAGTAGTTCTATCTGTTGATGGTGTAATCCAATATCCTATTGCATTTAATCCTCTTGGATATTCACTCGTTGATAATGGTGGTCAAGTAAGTTCTGGATCAACATATATCTCAGTCTCTGGTATTGCATCAATTAGACCTGCAGATATTTTGAGAATTGATGATGAATATGTCAAGGTTATTGCAGTTGGATTTGGAACGACATCTACTGGACCTATTGATAATGTTGGCGTAACAACTCTTGTTAATATTTCCAGAGGTTTTGTTGGAAGTTCAGCAACTAGCCACTTAGATTCAACTTCATTCCAAATTTATAGAGGATCTTACAATATTGCTGGAAGTAAATTATTCTTCACAGAACCACCAAAAGGTGGTGCTGATAACGGTATAAATTTGAGTAATTTGAGAGAAGCATTCTCTTCCTTTAATGGAAGAGTATTCCTCAAGAAAGATTATAGTTCAAACGTAATTTATGATGATATCTCTGATCAATTTACGGGAATTGGAAGAACATATACTTTAACTTCTTCAGGTCTAAACACTACAGGAATATCTACTGGAAGTGGAATACTTTTAATAAATGATGTTTTCCAAACCCCAACAACTGACAATAACGCAGGGAATGATTATGAGTTAATCGATGAAGTTGGAATTACTAGTGTTACATTCGCAGGAATAACCTCTTCTAATGGTCAAGTTGTAATAGATCCAGTTTATATCGAACAAAACCAACTTCCTCGTGGAGGATATATTATTTCCCTTGGATCTACTAACGGTTTGGGGTATGCACCTCTAGTTGGTGCCTCTGTAACAGCGTTTATTGATGGTTCTGGATCTATCACCGCTGTTGGTGTTGGATCAACCGACATAAACGGTTCTGGGTATGCTGGACCAGTTAGTGTCGCCGTTACTTCACCAACAGGTTATGGCGCTAATATTTCCGCTATTGTTGGTGCGGGTGGATCTCTATCATTTACTGTCGGCAATCCTGGAACTGGATATGCAGAAACCAATACATTTGTAAGTGTTTCTGCACCATCTTATGAAAATATGCCCGTAACTGGAGTTTCAAGACTTGGTATTGGCACAACATCAGAGACTGGAACTGGATTGTTACTATCCTTAGAAGTTGGTGCAAGTTCAACTACAGGAATTGGTTCAACACTATTTGAAGTTAAATCCTTCAATATAACAAGACCTGGTTATGGATTTAGAAATGGTGATGTATTTAAACCTATTGGTCTTGTTACAGATAGAAACCTCTCAGAACCAATATCTGGATTTGAATTAACTGTTATTGAAACATTTACAGATTCATTCTCTGCTTGGCAATTTGGGGAATTGGATTATATTGATAGTATTGCTAATTTGCAAGATGGTAAGAGAACTAGATTCCCATTATACTATAATAGTCAGTTAATCAGTTTCCAAAAAGATTCTGAAAATGTAGATTCTGCAGACATTGATTTAAATGCACTTCTAATCATATTTGTTAATGGCGTTATACAAGATCCTGGAGTGAATTATAACTTTGATGGAGGTACATCTTTCTCCTTTAGCGAAGCACCAGAAGAAACTGATAATGTTTCAATATTCTTCTATAGAGGAACTAGAGGAGTTGACTCGGATATTATAGATGTAAATGAAACAATTAAAATTGGTGATGTTGTTCAAGTATTCAAGAATGCAAATGCTGATACTGTAACTCAAAATCCAAGAACTGTAGTTGGCATAACAAGTTCAGACGTTATGGAGACAAATCTCTATAATGGACCTGGAATTGATGAAAATCAGTATAAACCATTGAGTTGGTCGAAACAGAAAGCAGATAAAATTATTGGAAATGAATTTGTTTCTAAATCTAGAGATTCAATAGAGACTCAGGTTTATCCAACAGCAAAGATAATTAAAGATGTTTCCGACTCATCCAATGAAATATTTGTAGATGATGCATATTTCTTCAATTATGAAGAAAATGAATCTGCTATTGTTATTGATTCATTCAACCTCTTAATGGTTGATAGTGTTGATCCAGTTTCTGCTGCTGTAACAGCAGTAATTTCTACTGGTGGAACAGTTCAATCTATTGATATTATAAACGCTGGATCTGGATATACTGGATCTTCTATAGACATTAAAATTTCTTCTCCACCACACATTAAAGTAGGTGTTGGTACAACAGCAACTGCTACAATATCCATCGTTAATGGATCTTTAAGTGGAACTGCCAATATAACAAATCCTGGTCTCGGATACACAATACCACCAAAAGCAATAGTAGAGTTCCCAGCACCAAATTATGAAAATATTGGTAATGTTTCAACTGTTGAAGGATTCTCAGGAATCATTACTGGTATTGGAACAACTGTTGGAACTGGTGGTCATGGACTAGGTCTCAAACTATTCTTAAATGCTTCATTCTTTACTGGATTATCAGTAAATTATCCAATTTGTGTTGTTGATACAAAAGTTGGACATGGAGTAACATCTGTTGATAGTGGGGATGCATCAATCGTCAGTATAGGAACAACATTCTTAGATAACATATATTACATTCATGACATAAGCGTATCTGGTGGAAATGCTGAAATTTTGACTAACATCAGAACAGATACATCTACTGTTGGAATAGCGATTACTGGAAGTTCTACAGAACCTCTTGGAAGATTCTCCTGGGGTAGATTATCTGGAATGGAAAGATCAACATCTCCGATTTCGATAGGAGTAACTGGTCTTACTTTCAATTCCGGTTTGACTACCTTCCCAACAATTCAAAGAAGAGGATTTGGTTTGAGAAATACAGGGTCTCTCAGAAAAGATCTATAAATATAGAAAAAAGCTATTTACGATGGCGGCAATTGTAACAGATCAGTTTAGAATATTAAATGCGAGTAATTTTATAGACTCGATTGATGACACTACTAATAATTCATATTACGTCTTTTTAAGTCTTCCCAACCCAACTCAGGTTGGATTTGGAAGATCTACTAATTGGGATGATAATACACCAGCACCTTCCGACAGTTTTAATGATTTAAATCATGTCGGTAAGACAATGATGTTTGGTAAAAAAGTGACAGCAATCAATGCGAAGAGAGTAATAAGAAGAATTAATTGGACTAGGGGTACAAGATATGAAATGTATCGCCATGATTATTCTGGATCGCCATTAAATCAAAATTTATCTCCAGTAACAGGATCTACAAGATTGTATGATTCTAATTACTATGTGTTGAATTCTGATTATAAGGTTTATATTTGTATATCTAATGGATCTTCTGGTATAAACACTACAGGAAATGCATCCCAAGATGAACCAACCTTTACTGATTTAGAACCATCTAAAGCTGGAGAAAGTGGTGATGGATATGTTTGGAAATATCTATTCTCAGTCACTCCAAGTGATATAATCAAGTTTGATTCTACTGAATATATTTCTTTACCAAATTCTTGGGAATCTTCTACAGATTCTCAAATTGCTGCTGTTAGAGATAATGCAAATTCTGATGTATATCTAAATCAAATAAAAAAAGTTTATATAGATAGGCAGGGAGAAAATTACTCTGGTGGTCTTGGGAAAGAATGTGATATTATCGGTGATGGAACTGGCGCTAAAGTCGTTGTAGATGTTGTTAGTGGTAAAATTACTGATGCAACGGTTTCCTCGGGAGGAAGTGGATATAGTTATGGACTTGTTGATCTTGGTGATATCAACGGCAATGTTGGTCTCAATCAATATGCACGATTAATACCAATCATTCCACCATCAAAAGGACATGGTCACGATCTCTATAAGGAACTAGGTGCAGATAAAGTTTTAGTTTATGCAAGATTTGATGATTCAACTAAAGACTTTCCTATAGATACAAAATTTGCACAAGTTGGAATTTTAAAGAATCCAACATCTATAGGATCAACTTCTCTCTATACTGCTAATGAATTTTCTTCATTAAGAGCAATTAAGTTTTCTTCAGTAACTGGAACTCCATCAGTCGGAGATGAAATAACACAATTAGTTACTGGTGGAACTGCAAAAGGTTATGTTGCTTCTTACGATAGCAACACAATGGTTCTAAAATACTTTGTTGATAGGACCTTAACTTTCAATCAAACTACCGATGATCAAACTGATTATATTGGTATAAGCACATTAGGCAAAGATTTTGATTTTGAATCATCCTCAACTAAAGTAATTTCTGGTTCTTTCCAAGGATCAATTCATACAGAATTCAGTGGCATAACAACAAATCCAACTGGATCTAAACTTATTGATCTTGGAGTTGAATTTACAAATGGTCTTGCTAATTCTGAAATAAATAAAGGATCAGGGGATATAATTTATCTTGACAATAGACCCCTTATTTCAAGGAACTCCAGACAAAAAGAAGACGTTAAAATTATCCTGGAATTTTAAAAATGCCACAGAAGACTAATTTAAATATCAGCCCATACTATGATGATTTTGACCCAACTAATAATTTCTATCGGGTATTATTTAAACCAGGATTCCCTGTTCAAGCAAGGGAATTAACGACTTTACAGTCTATCTTACAAGATCAGATAGAATCATTTGGAAGTCATATATTCAAAGATGGTTCTATGGTGATACCTGGTGGTATCACTTATGATGATCAGTATAATTCAGTAAGGATTAATCCAGATCATCTTGGAATTGACGTATCTTTATACCTTAAACAGTTAGTTGGAAAGAGAGTACAAGGTCAAAATACAGGAAGTACTGCAAAAGTAGTAAATTATCTTCTACCACCAGAAAAAGGAGTTGATACTCCAACTATTTTTGTAAAGTATATTGATTCTGACTCTGATTTCCAATTTACAGAATTTGATAATGGAGAATCTCTAATTTTATTGGATTCTCTAACTTATGGAAATACTACTATAAATTCAGGAGATACTGTAGCTAATTTAGTAGATGTAAATTCTACAGATATTGGTGCTGCAGTTAATATAAGTAGTGGAATATATTTTATTAGAGGTCATTTTGTAACTGTTAATGAAGATACTCTAGTAATCGACCCATATTCAAATCGTCCATCATATCGAGTTGGTCTCCAAATAACTGAGAATACTGTCAGTGTTGGTATTGAGACTTCTTTATACGATAATGCAAGAGGTTTTTCAAACTTCGCTGCTCCTGGAGCAGATAGATTAAAAATATCCACAACTCTAACACAAAAAGAATTAACTGACTTTGACGATAAAGATTTTGTTGAGTTAATTCGTATTGATAACGGGGAAGTTAAAAAATTACAAGATAAATCAACATATTCAATTATAAAGGATTATTTTGCCAAGAGAACATTTGAAGAGTCTGGCGACTATTCTGTAGACAATTTTAATGTTAATGTAGTAAATTCTTTAAATGATAGAATTTCCAATGAAGGTTTATATCTAGACACACAAAAAACAGAACAGGGAAATAATCCATCAGATGATTTGATGTGTGTTAGGGTTTCCCCAGGTAGAGCTTATGTTAGAGGGTTTGATGTAGGAAATCCAGGAACTACTATTTTAGATGTAGAAAAACCAAGAAGCACCCAATCTGTCTCATCATCTTTAGTCCCATTTGACATGGGAAATAGATTAAGAGTCAATAATGTTTTTGGAACCCCTCTAATTGGAGTAGATAATAACAATAACACGGTTGATCTTTGCAATCAAAGAACAAATAGCAATACGGGAACAACTGGAGATGTTATTGGTAAGGCAAGAGTATATTCTTTTGCGGTTTCTGACAACGCATATTCTTCAGACTCTACAGAATGGGATTTATACCTGTTTGATATTCAAACATACACAGTATTAACTTTAAATGAATCTGCTCTTGCAGCAGATTTCCCAGAAACTACATTTGTTAGAGGTTTGAGTAGTGGGGCAACGGGATATGTTGTTGGTACTCCTAGTGGATCTGACATAACAATTAATCAAACTTCTGGTATCTTTATTGTTGGTGAGCAAATACTGGTAAATGAATCTAGGACTCTGTCCAGATCAGTAAAGGCAACAAAAGTTTATGGAACTCAAGATATTAAATCAGTATATCAAGATTCCAGCTCTTATGGATTGCAGAGTGATTTTGTTGCTGACACAGTTTTACAAAAATCAATTCCATCAAAGTTCAGTGCGACAGATAAGTTACAAATTAATAATGCTGGTGTTACTACTTGCCCAGGAAAATCATTCATTGGCATAAGAAGTGATGCTATCATTAGATATCAATCTACAGGTCTAACAGATGAAACTTTCCACAGAGTTGTAAGTGTTTCTTCAGATGGATCCGTTCTTCAACTAGCAGAAGTTCCAACAATTTCTGGAGTATGTGACGGATCTTTCCCATCTACAGAAATTTTAACAACTTTCTCTGTTGGCGAACCACTACTATCAAATAATGAAGATGCATACTTATATGCACCTATTATTGGGTCAAATATTTCTTCAGTTAATCTTTCTGGTTCAAATCTTTTAGTTTCTAGACAAGTAACAGGACAACTTGTTGATTCTGCAGGATCTTTGCAAATAAACGCATCATCAACAGGAATTACTAGCGCATTCTTTGAAAACTTTGATGCTGAAAGATATTCTGTAGTTTATAGTAATGGAACAATAGAAGATTTAACAGAAGATCAATTTAGTTTGTCTTCTAATAGTACAATATTAACATTATCTGGATTAACAGCCAGTGCTTCTAATGTTACTGTAAATGTATCCGTTAAAAAGAACTCTATTCAAAATAAAGCAAAGAACTACACAAGAAGTCAAAAATTAACGATTGATAAAGTAAGTTCTGGTGTTTCAACATCAGTAACTGGTCTAACTACTAGCAATTACTATGGTTTAAGAATTGATGATAAAGAAATATCATTGAATGTTCCAGATGTAGTAAAAGTTATAGCAGTTTATGAATCTCTCGATTCTAGTTTGCCAACATTAGATAAATTAACTTTCGTATCTGGTTTAAATTTAAACACTGCTTCCATCTTAGGGGAAAAAATTATTGGCGCAGAAAGTGGCGCTGTTGCTCAAGTTGTGACCAGATTGTCTCAAACTGAGGTTGAGATTGTTTATTTAAATTCTAATAAATTCTTGGTTAATGAATCTGTTACCTTTGAAGAATCAAATATAACATCGAACATTATTTCTATAACTTTTGGTAACTATACTAACCTGACTAATGCATATTCTCTTGATAAGGGACAAAGAGAACAGTATTATGATTATTCTAGAAT